TCCAAAGATGTCAATAGACGACCTATATTTAGACAAGAAGCAGGTTATATCGAAACGATTATATTTAAAGGCATGGAAAAGAATCCTATCCGTGCAAAGTTTGATACAGGAAATAGTGCTAAGGCAAGTATGTTACATGTTGATTCTATTGATGTTAAAAATAATAAAGTAGCCTGGTCAAAGAATGGATATAAGTTTGAAGATAAATTATTATATACCTCAAAACCAATGAGAGGCCAAAAACTATTTGATGAAAGGCCTGTCGTTGAACACGAGATATATTTTAATAATAAGAAACATATTGCTGAAATTGCGTTGTCATTAAAAGATACCGCATCAGAAATGTTGGTGAATAGAAAGCTACTTACAAAATTTAAAGTGGCAGTTAATCCAAATAAGCGATTTATATTATCAAACAAAACAGCAAGAAACGACAAAACGGATCACTAATGAAAAAGTTTACAGATTGGAAACACGAAAACTTTGGCCTGTATGAAGGAGTTACAGTTCCTTTAGAGAAACCTCTTATTGAGTTTGATAACTCTATGGGATTGCTTTCAGCAGAAAAAGAACCTGAGTTAAATAAACCAAAACGTTCAAGCGGAGATAAGAAATATGTTGTCTATGTTAGAAACCCTAAAACAGGCAATATCAAGAAAATCGAATTTGGTGATGAAAAAGGTGGACTTACAGCTAAGATCAGCGATAGAGAGGCAGCGAAGAATTTTGCATCAAGACATAATTGCGATACTAAAACAGACAAACTCACTCCTGGATACTGGGCGTGTCGATTACCAAAGTACGCAAAAGAACTTGGACTTAAAGGTGGCGGAGATTTCTTCTGGTAAGCCTTATATTGACAATGGAGATATTCGTATCTTTGATGTTGATAAAGATGAATCAGAATATGTTTGGCATAGGGATAACGAAGATCGAATGATTGAAGTTTTGAGCGGAGATGGTTGGCAATTTCAACCAGAAGGTTCATTACCTATATTATTAAAACCGGGTATTGGCTTTACAATAAGAAAAGGTGAATACCATAGATTACTTAAAGGTATTAACAATTTGGAAGTTAGAGTGACTAGATTGTTATAAATAAACATATTAAACTAAAAAGGATTAAGCAAATGGCAGCCGGTAGTTTCGCATTAGTTGACATGGATGACAAAAGTTATAAAAATGCTTTGGCATTGGCCAAGAGAGCTAAGCTTAAGCCGGTTTCTAAAAAAACTTCAACTGGAATGGAGTTACAAGTTTTTGGTGATAACAGAGATATCATGAAATTCATCAAAACATTACCAGAACAAAACAACGAGGAAATGAAAATGTCCGATTGGAAAAAAATTATTGAAAATAAGATTGAGCAAAAAGTAATGGCTCGTTTGTCAGATGAGACAGGCGATAAGGAAGAATATGAAAAGTTCTTCAAAGCTGCGCTTAAAAAGTTCGGAGTCGAATCACCAGCTGAATTAGACGACGCAAAGAAGAAGGAATTCTTTGATTACGTCGATGCTAACTGGAAAGGCGACAATGAAAAGGCTGAAGATCTTGATGAGACAGAAGCTTCTGATACTCTGAAGGTCGAGCCTAAGAAAAGAAAATTAGCTGCCAGCCACTGTGCGGGGTAGTTATATAATTATATAATAGGAGTAAATTATGTTTTTGATTGATTGGTTTAAAAAACTTTTCGGTGGAGAAGTAGCTCCTGCTAAAATAGACCCGGTAAAGGAGCCTAAAAAGGCTGCTGTTGCTAAAGGTCCTAAAGTTAGTAAAGCTTCGTTAAAAAAATTAACAAAGCTACAACTTGAGGCAAAAGGTCGTGAAGCAGGCGTTGAACTCGACAGAAGAAGAAAGAAAGATGAATTAGTTGATGAACTATTTAAAGTTTTGAAATAAAAATTTATTATTAACGTTAATAAAAAAATAAAAGGAGATAACAATGGCACTATGGGGAAAAACAGACGCTGCTGCAAGCGTACCTAAGTGGCTCGAAACAGACTCAAACAATACAAACAAATCTAATGATGAAGATTTGTGCGTATTTGTTGACCTGACTGAGGCAGGAGTTGCTGCTAACAGAGCCAAAGGACTTAAAACACCTGGGTGGAATTTGTATCACACTTACACCGACGCAACAGGCGCGACACGTCACAAGGCGGAATCTTTAGTAGTAATGAAAGTTGCTGCTGCAGACGCAGGTGACCTTGGTGTAACTGGTAATACAGCGGATGAAGACGCAATTGTAGCTGACAGCTAACCTAATTAGTTAGCCTTTATTGTTATGAATTTGACAGAATCAACCTTTCTGCTATATGCGATGAAACACTATGACAATCCTCAGTGTACTGAGATGTCAGAGTTTGAAGAAGACATTAAGAGATTTCAATATCTCCGTAAACTCTTCAGTCGATATAGACAAGATAATGAATTAAAGGAAAGGTTGATCCTGAACCATCTCATTGTACTTTTCAATGTGTTTGGACCTGGGGCAACAAATATGTTATTCATGCGTTTACATGAGTTTCACGAATTCTTAAAACCGTTCGTAGAGTATTTAAATTATATGCCACGACTTATTATGTATGAAGATACGGTAATAAACTCTGATAGCATAACAGCTGATGAGTTTGTTATCAATAGGCTTAAGGAAATCTAATGGTAGTAGATCTATTTTTAGTTTATTCGTTCATTCGGCGGTTGGTGACACCTTTTAATAAGTGGAAGGCTTATGACGAAGGAATCATTGACGAGAAAGGCAATATTCTAATAAAACGTAAAGACTTTACTAAGAACAGTCAAAAGAATTCATTTGGTGTATTTGACCAGATGATTCTTAATATGAAAAAGCTTCTTGGTAGACTACCTGGTGGACAGACTAAATTAGCATCATATGCATCAGCTCTTTGGTTGATTCGAGAAGAGCAACGAATAAATGCAACAAACTATATTACAGAAGAATCAGTAATAGAAGACATTGATTCAGCCTTAGAAAGGTTTGTTGAAGAATATGGTATTGTTATTGCAGAAGCAGCAAAGAAGGAAGTTGAAGAAGAACCGGCAAATAGCGTTGGCGGTGGAAACATTGCTGGGTTAGGAGTAGGTGCTCAAGGTGAACCTGGTGTTTCTAAAAAGAATCAAAAGAAACACAAAAAGAGAGTTAAAGATTTGATGCAAATCTTAGTTGATGAAGACGCGGTTGCACAGGCTCAATTAAAAGCAAGACAAGCAGCTGAAGCTGACCGTTTAAAAGATCAACAAGATAAAGAAAAAGAAAGAATGAAACTGAAGCATGCAGCTGAAGTCGAACGTCAAAAAGGTATTGACGATACAGAAAAAGAACGGGAAAAGCGAAGGCAAGAACGCGATAAGGAACGTGCAGCTGCTAAACAAGCAATGGGATCAGCCGCAGGATAAGGAGAATATTATGTGGACTAAACCAACGTATGAAACTATAAGATTAGGCTTTGAAATTACGATGTACTATAAGAAGGTGTAATTATGTTTTGGAGAGATACAAAATTGGACAGAGAAGCAGTATTTGAACAACTGAAAATTGACGAAGGTGTTGTATATGAAATCTATCTCGACCATCTTGGCTACCCAACATTTGGTGTCGGCCATCTCGTTCTTGAGTCAGACCCAGAATATGGACAAGAAGTCGGAACGCCGATTGACGAAGACAGAGTTAAAGAATGTTTTGAAAAAGATCTCGACACAGCAATCAGTGAATGTAATGCTTTATACGAAGACGGGATCTTTGAAGACTTACCAGACGAAGTGCAACAGATATTGGTCAACATGATGTTTAATATGGGTAGAACCAGATTGAGCAAATTCAAAAAGATGCATGCAGCCATTCTTAAAGAAGATTGGAAAGAAGCAGCCGTCGAGGGTAGAGATTCTCGGTGGCACAAACAAGTTACAAATAGAGCTGAAAGATTAATGGTTCGGCTCGAAAATGTATAAATAAATTTACTTAATATAACATGGAGAAAAAATTATGCCAGTAAATGATATTATTCAACAAGCTTTAGATAACAATCCGTTAAATCTAAAGAAAGCGTTTGAAGACGAAATGACAGTTCGTGTTAGAGCTGCATTAAATCAAAAGTATAATGATATGACTCAGGAGCATCCTGAAGTTGCAGAAGTTGACACAATGGCAGCTGACCTAG